ATATCTGGAGCGGACCAACACTACGCAATGCTCATCAAAGAGGCCTGGAAAACCGTAGAGGACGCAGATACCCAAGGCCAACTAAATGTTAAGGCGGGAGCCTTAAAGCTTATAGCAGATATTGAAACAAAAAGAATAGCAATGCTTCAATCAGTGGGAGTATTAGAGAATACAGAGATTGCATCACAACTTGCAGAGACTGAAAGAAAGCAAGAGATACTTGTAGGTATACTTAAAGAAGTTACCGCAGGGTGTCCTAAATGCAAGATGGATGTTGCAAAGAGATTGTCTCAGATAACTGGAATAGTAGAGCCTGTGTATATAGATGCAGAGGTTACAAGCAATGTTCAATAAAGATGGATTTGAAAAAATAGGCGAAGATATATATGTGTATCATAATTTTGTTACAGAAGAAGAATGCAATTATATTGTAGATATTGCCAAGTCCCTTACAGAAGAAGAATGGGTTGGAAGATTCAATACTACTGGAGAAGGTCACAAGACATCTAATAGATCCATAGACCAGCTAGTTCCAATAAAAAAGAGGCTGTCTGACAAACTAGAAGAAGGAATATATCTAGCAGAAAACATTAGCATTGTGCGGATGAGAAAAGGTGCAACCTGGGGATTACATTCAGATAATCATGACTTCTTAGACTTAATAGCAGCAAGCAAACTTTACACTGAGGGACAAGAGTACACATTAGAAAAAAATAATATATGGGGTCTCGTAATGTACTTTAATGATTTCGATGGAGGAAGATTGTTTTATCCAAATCAAGGCATAGAATATCAACCTAAAAGAGGTGATTTAGTAATACATAGCTCAGAAGAACATTGTCTTCATGGAGTAGATGAATTAAAGAGTGATGTTAGATATTCACATTCAAATAATTTATTTAACTATATAAAAGTACCGAAAGGGATTTAATGTCATTTGACTTTTCTGATTTAATTGATATCCTTGACGGCGAAGAGTTTGAAGAAAAGCCTGTAGACTTACGTACATTTGTCAATGATCCAAACTACTTAGGTCTTCCAGAACTCTCAGAATATCAATATACTTTAATTGAAAAAAGTTCACAGATATATAAAGAGTCTACATTAAAAAAATTGTTCGGAGAAGAAGAAGGCCATACCAGATTTAAGCAAACGGCTAACGAAGTAGTAGCCCAGCTCGGCAAAGGTTCTGGAAAAGATTACTGTTCAACAATTGCTGTAGCCTATATAGTATATTTACTATTATGCCTAAAGGATCCCGCTACATATTACGGTAAACCTCCAGGGGACTCTATCGATATTATTAATATTGCTATAAACTCTCAGCAGGCAAGCAATGTATTTTTTAAAGGCTTTAGAAGCCGCATAGATAAGTCCCCATGGTTTGTCGGTAAGTACTATGCCAAAGCCTCAGAAATACAGTTTAATAAAGCAATCACCGTCCACTCTGGTCACTCAGAGCGTGAAGCTTGGGAAGGCTACAACGTAATTGTTGTTATCCTTGATGAAATCTCTGGCTTTGCAATTGAAAATACAACAGGACACGATCAGGCAAAAACGGGTAGTGCGGTGTATGATATGTACAGGGCATCAGTAGACTCTCGTTTCCCAGACTTTGGAAAAGTAATTCTTCTTTCATTCCCAAGATTTAAGAATGATTATATACAGCAAAGATACGATGCCGTAATTGGAGAAAAAGAAACGATAATCAGAGAGCATAAATTTAAGATGTATGAGGAGTTGCCAGACGGAACTGAAGGTAATGAGTTTGAGATTCAATGGGAAGAAGACCATATAATATCTTACAAGATACCTAAAGTTTATGCACTTAAGCGCCCGACTTGGGAAGTTAATCCAGTTAGAAAAATTGATGACTTTAAAACAGCATTCTATACAAACCCAACAGACGCTCTTTCAAGATTTGCTTGCATGCCTCCAGATGCGGTTGACGCATTTTTTAAGTCAAGAGAAAAAGTAGAAAAAGCATTTAATATAGGTGCAATTGCTGTAGACAATTTTGGAAGACTTGAAGAGTGGTTCCTGCCAGACCCAGATAAAAAATATTATATACACGTAGACTTAGCGCAAAAGCATGACCACTGTGCAGTAACCATGGCACATGTTAATAAATGGGTTAACGTTAAAATAACAGATGCCTACTCTCAGCCAGCACCTATTGTGGAGGTTGACGCAGTCAGGTATTGGACACCAAAGCCAGACAAATCTGTTGATTTTACTGAAGTAAAAGATTATATCCTTTCTCTTAAAACAAGAGGATTTAATATAGCAGTATGTACCTTTGACAGATGGAACTCTCATGATATGATGCAACAACTAAAACAATATGGCATCAATACAGAGATTCTATCTGTCGCTAAAAAACATTATGACGACATGGCAATGGTCGTTGCGGAAGAAAGATTAATAGGTCCACACATACCATTGCTTATAGATGAATTATGTCAGCTTAGAATTATGAGAGATAAGGTTGATCACCCTAGAAAAGGTTCAAAAGACTTAGCCGATGCTACTTGTGGTGCAATATTTAATTCAATTAGCAGAACTAGGTTTGATAATAATCAAGAAATAAATGTACATACTTATGAATCAATGAATTACGACAATGATTTTGGGGCTAAAGATGACCCAGATACAACATCTTATAATCTGATCAGAGCACCCAGAATGCCTGAAGACTTAAAAGAAGCAATGGATAGGATGCAAATAATATGAGCGAATATCAAGAAAGGGCTAAAGAGTGTAAGTGTTGCAGTAAACACGTCCCTTTGCCTACGGTTATGAGGGAATACAATAATACTGTTGTCTGCCCAACTACATTTGCAAATATACTTGAATATAAAAGAATATGGGACTCTTACGGATCAAGACCAATGGGATCTATAAGAAAACATTTTTCAGAATATGTTCAGCAAATAGTAGAAAATTCTATTGACAAATCTGTATAAAAAATATATACTGATAATGTCAGCGCCAGTAGCTTAGTCGGTTAAAGCCCCGAACTCATAATTCGGTAATCGTAGGTTCGAGTCCTACCTGTCGCACTAGACCTCTGTAGCTCAGAGGAAGAGCAACAGACTTCTAATCTGTTGGTCGCTGGTTCGATTCCAGCCAGGGGTACAAAATGTACAACCGCTTATACAAGGAGAAAAAATGAAAACTATAGGGGATAAGCTCGGTAATTTTGCCGTTACTGGAGTCAAGCCTGGAGCATTGTCGTATGACGATTCTTCATTTGAAGTAATTAATCAAGATTCTTTTCCAGGCAAATGGAAAATTATTGTATTTTATCCAAAGGATTTTACATTTGTGTGTCCAACAGAAATTGTTGCGTATGACGCATTAGTAAATGACTTTAATGATCGTGATGCAGTTTTAATGACTGGATCAGTTGATAACGAATTCTGTAAGGTCGCATGGCGAAATGCACATGACGATTTAAAAAAGACAAACTCCTGGTCATTTGCTGATACAGCACACCAGCTAGCAAGCGATTTAGGAGTCCACCATCCTTCTGGAGTTACATATCGTGCAACATTTATTATTGATCCAGATAATATTATTCAGCACATCACTGTCAATAATCTAGATGTTGGAAGAAACCCAGATGAAACTTTACGTGTACTAGATGCACTTCAAACAGGAGAGCTCTGTGCATGCAACAGATCCCTTGGTGGAGAAACTCTATAATGTCATGGGTTGAACAGCTGAAGGATTCCTTGCCAGAATATGCTAAGGACATCAAGTTAAATCTTGATGCTGTTATTAATAGATCAACTATTGATTCAGAGCATGCCACTTACCTTGCAATCGCAGCAGCATTTTCAACAGGCAACGCTAAGCTTCTAACTTTTATTGTTGCTAGCGCAACAGATGAAGTTGAAAAAAATGCTGCTTTGACTGCGGGAGCAATAATGGCGCAGAACAATGTGTGGTATCCATTTATTGAAATGGCAGATGATCAAAACCTTAAGGGTTTGCCAGCTCAGCTAAGAATGAATGCAATTGCATCTCACGGAGGCACAACCAAGGCCAAGTTTGAAGCCTACTCTTTGGCGGCATCTATTATCGGCAAATGTCATTTTTGTGTTAAGGCACATTACGAGACACTAAAAGAAGAAGGTTATTCTGTAGAGCAATTGCGTGATATCGGAAGAATTGCAGCAACAGTAAATGCTTTAGCAAAAATACTTTCTGCTTAAAGATAGTCCTGGGTAAGACTAAAACTGCCCACTATAAAAAAATAAGAAATGGTATAATGAATATATGGAATCATTTAGTTATCCAGAAAATATGACAGAGGTTGTGCATAGGCCTGACATAGTTGAATACAAAAATGTATTAACTAAACAGGACTGTAGCAACATAATAAAATACTGGAATAGCCTAGATGACTGGTCGCTTTCATGCTTTTACAACTCTTATGTAATTTCAGGCAAAAAACCAAACACTCCAGAAGCTGGGCCATTGCTTAGACAAATTCAATTAAAGTCTCAAGATCTTGCAGAAAAAGTATTTAAGTCAAAGCTAAGACAAATTAGCTTGAGTGCACACAGGTGGGATCCAGGTGCTTTTGCAGGAGATCATGCAGATAACGCAGAGCTTGATGGAACTCCTAACGCATGGCAAGAAAATAAGTTTGTAACAATGATTTATCTTAATGATGATTTTGAAGGTGGACTACTTACATTTAGAGACCACGGGCTGGCATTTAAACCAGAGACTGGGTCTTTTATTGTTTTTGATGTTGGCATAAAAAATGTACATGCTGTCACAGAGGTCCTGTCTGGGCAAAGATATACCATGCTTGGCTCGTATGATTATGAGAATTCGTCATACGATAAAGATTTTCAAGAAATTAAAAATTCAATAAAAACAAATCAAGATAAACAAAAAGAAGAATGGTTTGAAGGCAAAGTCATGCCCTCAACAACTGCTACGGCATACCAACCAATCAACTAAAGAAATCGGGAACCCAATGATACTCGTTAACACAACAGAGTTTACGTCTATTGAAGAAATTAAGTCTAATCCAGAAAAGTACAAAGATCTTTTTCTAAAAGACAAGATCATTGTATTTAGAAATGCTAATTTAAATAAAGAGCAACAGACAGACCTAATGGAATTTTTTGGAGATACCCTAGGTTGGTATCCAAATTCTTCAAACCGTAGCCCATCTGATTATGTAGAGGACCACCACAAACATATGGTAAACGGAAGGTACGCTACAAAAGACCAGCTTATGTTAGGCTGGCACACAGAGCACGTAGAGAATGAGAACGATTCTTTCCACGGCGCCACCTGGAGAATGGAAAAGTTTAACTGCCCAGAAGATTCAGGACATACATATTTTATGGATATGACAGAGATGTATGCTAATTTAAACAAAGATGATCAAGAATTTTTAGATAAATGCATAACCTATTTAACAGTTGTTGAGGCAACCTACGATAAAGAAGATAAGCAGACTCTTAAAGAGATTAAGCAGTCCTTTAAGACAGTAGATACGCACCCAATAACAGGAGAAAAAACATTAAGAGTTCATCTTGCGTCACCAACTCCAGAGTTTATATCCTTAGAAACATTTGATGGGCGAAATCCAAGTGCTGAAGAAAGAAATAATTTTAATCGTTTAATTAAATGGGTTTGCAATGAGGTATGGACAAACGAAGAAATTAGAATGGTTCACAAATGGCAAGAAGGAGACCTTGCAGTTCCAGATTTATATAAGCTAGCTCATGCAGTAAGCGGAGGATTTGTAGAAAATCAAAGAACTCTTCAAGGGCAATTTGGCAAAGCAACACCTTGGGGCCTCCCAATAATGTCTAAAAGCGGTTGGTAGTAGACTTCGTGGCTAAGAAAATGGTATACTAAGATTATGAAACAATTAATTAACTCACTACAGGAATTACAGTCAAACTCATTTATATATTCAAACCTTGTAAAGGGTTTTTATTTAAATACAGAGTCTGTTTTAATGAGACAGTCACAGATCGTATACAAAGAGATATACTTAGAGTCAGATAGACTGCTCATGGAAACCTCCCTATGGCTACGTAGATTAGGTGGAGAAGCCTTATATACTATTGAAGATATATCTGCATCACAAACCCTAGGCAATGTTAAGCCAGACACCTATTGTGGTGTTGAAATGGCAACGCATCTTGTGCCAATTAATAAAACAATGATTGAAGAGATTCGAGTTGTTACAGATCAAGCAATAGCAAGCAAAGAGTGGGCACTTGTTCCACATTTATCAGAATTGTTAAAGAAGCATCAAGAGTGGAATTGGATGCTAGAGTCAAGCTTAAAGCTCCCACCGAATCCGTGGAAGTCACTTAAGGATTAAATATGCAATTAGACACAACCACTAGCCCTTTATGTTTTGACGATATACTTCTTGTACCAAAAAGATCTGGTGTTGTCAGTAGGTCTGATATACAGTTTACATCTACAATAGGTAATCCCAATAACCCAGCAGCCTGGGTACACCTTGACAATGCATTTGTTTTAGCTCCAATGGAGTTTATTAGTAGCACCAAGATGATTAAAAAGGTTTTAGATAATGGTGGGCTTGCTTTTGTACAAAGATTTCAAACAAAAGAAGATAGAATTGCACAGTATAAACAAATTGTTTCAGAGTGTAAATGGACCGATAGATTAGGATTTTCTGTAAATAACTCAGAGGCAGAAGATAAAGATCTTATTGAACAGGTCCTCGCTACTGGGTGTAAGATTATATTAATAGACACTGCATACGGACACACAGACATGGCAGTAAATGCAGTAAAAAGATTAAGAGCCCTTCTTCCAAACTACATACATATAATGAGCGGCAACGTTTCTTCATACGATGCTTACAAAGACTTGATGGATGCAGGAGCTGACTCTGTAAGAGTTGGTATAGGAGGAGGCGCAGCATGTACGACAAGAATTGTAACTGGGTTTGGCACCCCAGTTCTTGGATCGATTATGGACATTTATCAAAACGTAAAGACAGACGAAGTAAATGGAATAGTTTCTGATGGTGGAATTAAAAATAACGGAGACATTGTAAAGGCTCTTGCGGGTGGAGCAAGTGCAGTAATGATGGGAACCGCTTTTGCAGGTCATGAAGAGTGTGACGGAATGACAAATGGAAAATTTTTATTTAGAGGACTTGCATCAGAAGGAATACAGTTGGATAAAGATACAGGGGAAAGGCCACCACTAAATGCTTTGCATATAGAAGGAGTCTCAGCTTATCTAGAAAATAAAGGCCCTGTGGAGTTGACTATTGCACAAATAATTAATAATGTTAAAAGCGGAATGTCCTATTGTGGGTCACCTACGCTAAAATCTTTCAGAGAGGACTGTAGATTTATTAAAGTATCTCCACAGTCGCTGAGAGAATCTGGAAGCAGAATATAAAGGAGAATAAAATGGCAGCAAAAGGAAGCTTAGAAGCAATCATTGAGGTTGCAAAAAAAGAAATTGGAACTATTGAAGGTCCAAAAGATAATGAAACAAAGTACGGAGCATGGATGAAGGTAAACTTTCAACCATGGTGTCAATCTTTTGTTTCTTGGTGTGCTCACACAGCGGGAGTTGCAAAATTCCCTAAGTCTGCATCAACAGTAGCAGCATCAGATCAGTTTAAAAAAGAAGGACGTTGGTCAGATGCACGTAATGACGACCCTCAGCCAGGAGACTGGATCTATTTTGATTTCCCAGACGATGGCGTAAATCGTATTTCTCATGTTGGTCTCTGCATTAAAAATAATGGAGATGGAACAATTCAAGTTATTGAAGGAAATACTTCAGGAACTGCAAAGGGAGATCAGCGCAACGGCGGAATGTGCGTAGAAAAAACCCGTGGTTATGTAAAGAACAACAAGAAGAAGCTTATCAATGCAGTAGTTGGCTGGGGAAGACCAGTATATGCTGGAGAAGAAAATGTACCACTTCTTAACAAGTTGGCAGCAACAGCACCAGCCGATGCTCCCATCAAGAAGGCTGCTCCTGCAAAGAAAGCGCCAGCTAAAAAGGCTAAGTAGTGTACGAGTACTACGTAAAAAAAGTAGAAGGTGTAGTCGATGGGGACACGATTGATGTCCTCATCGATCTAGGCTTTGATATACTGTTTGCATCAAGAGTTAGACTTGCTGGGATAGATACTCCAGAATCAAGAACAAAAGACTTGGCTGAAAAAAAGCTAGGACTTGAATCTAAAGAGTACTTAAAGTCTAAATTAAAAGATGCAAAGTCTGTTAAAATAAAGACGGAAAAAATGAACTCTTCAGAAAAGTATGGAAGAATACTTGGCTGGCTATTTATAGATGATCAGTCAATTTCTATTAACGAGCAAATGATTTCAGACGGATATGCCTGGTCCTACCTCGGTGATACCAAAGTAAAGGATTTTGAAGCACTTGCAAAGGCAAGATCAAAGTCTAAAAAATAACTTGCAATCTTAGTTGCCTAAATGATATAATAGATTAGTACCTGCCAAATGGGGGTACTAATTTAACTCGCTTAAAAGGAGCATAAAATGGTAACACAATTCGCAATGGATCTTTTCAAGGATCCATTTTTTATTGGTTTCAACCGAGAGTTGGAACGATTTAACAGTCTAAGTAAGGTAAACAATACAGCTTTTCCGCCGTATGATTTACTAAAGTTAGATGAGGATAACTATCAACTGTCTTTGGCAGTTGCGGGATTCACAAGAGATGATCTTACTGTATCTATTGAGGACGGAAGTCTTTGGATTACAGGTGAAATCAAAGAGGTAATTGACGCAGAGGTTGTTCATAAAGGAATAGCTGCACGTAAGTTTACAAGAATCTTTGAGCTTAGTGAATACATGGAAGTATCCAATGTCGAGCTGAAGGATGGAATGCTACACATTAATGTAGTAAGAAACATCCCAAAGGAAAAGCAACCAAAAGTCCTAAAAATTAAATAACATTCTGTACGTCGGTGGACATCGGGATATGTAGGAAGCGTACAGTCTGCACCTGAGCATGTGTTTAAAAGGCTCACTAACTAAGGAGTATTATGATTATTCAGATTATTGGGCTACCAGGCTCAGGCAAAACAGAGCTTGCAAAAGCACTCAAAGAGCGCATCAATGCGATACATCTTAATGCTGATGAGGTTAGATCAACAGTAAATTCAGATCTTGGATTTACTCCAGATGACAGACTTGAGCAGGCCCGCAGAATGGGAGCAATGGCAAGGTTAATTGCTGACCAAGGCGTTGCGCCAGTTATAGTGGACTTTGTTTGCCCTACAGAAGGAACAAGACAAGCATTTGGCAAGCCAGATATCTTTATCTTTATGGATACAATTGAAGAGGGAAGATTTGAAGATACTAATAAAATGTTTCAAAAGCCAACTAAGATTGACTGGATGTTTGTAAATCACAGGCTAGATCCAAATGAAAAGGCTTCTGTGATAATTGAAGAATTTAAGCTACACGATTGGTCTGCTCCTACCACCTTGATGCTTGGTCGCTATCAACCATGGCACGAAGGCCACCACGCCCTTTACAAAGAGGCTGGGAAAAGAACAGAGCAAGTCCTTCTTGGAGTTCGTAATACATATAATACAAGCGAAAAAGATCCACTTAAGTTTGATCAGGTAAAGGAATATATTGCCAAGGATGGATTTATGGATGGTGCACTAGTATTAAGACTACCTAACATTACTAATATTGTATACGGAAGAGATGTAGGGTACAAGATTGAACAAGTAGATTTGGGGGCAGACATTCATGCTATATCGGCTACGCAAAAACGTAAAGAAATGGGTATCTAAAATTTGGAATGCAATTAGTAAAGGGCCTAAAAATATGGAGTGGCCAGCATGAATGTATCAAAACAAAGATCAGCATTAAAGGCTATTACATGGCGTATAATTGGAACAGCAGATACCTTTGTTATATCTTGGGCTATAACTAAAGAACCAGTTACAGCTGGAGCAATTGCAAGCTTTGAAGTATTTACAAAAACTATCCTTTATTATTTTCATGAACGTGGGTGGAATAAAGTTAAGTGGGGTAGAAGGTAATGCCAGTATACGAATACAAGTGTTCATATGATGATGCACATGCCACAATGTCAGTACATAGATCAATTAAAGATGATGACCCAGGATATACATGCGTTGAATGTGAGTCATCAATGACAAGATTTTTTACTCCGTTTGGAATACAGTTTAAAGGTAACGGATTTTACAAAACAGATAATCCTAAGTAGTTTAAACTAACATTCTGCTATAATTACTAAGTAAGCAAAAATATTGCATTACTTAGGAGATACCTAGTTGACTAGAAAGTTACAGTATTTTTTAACCAGCCTTTTTATAATCGGCTGGCTTTTCCTTTTTAGTCCTAACTTTGCTAATGCTAATGAGCCTCCTGCTCCTGCAGAACAAGTTGTGGTAAGCCCTGCACAACAGGCAGTAAACACAGCCATTGCAACCGCAACCACAGAAGTTGCACAAGCCGCAGCTGCATCGGATACAGCAACAGTGACTATAGCCACTGCGGTTGAATCAGTAACAGCGTCTAACACTGCTGTAGCAGCAGCAAATACAGCGGTAGCAGCAGCGACGGCTGCGGTAGCAGAAGTATCAAATGTATCCTCAGCCGTAGAAACAGCAACAGCAGTTGTTCAAACAATTACTTCAACGGTAGCATCCGTTACAGAAGCCGTAGCAGCAATCCCAGTAAGCGCTACAACTCAAACACCAGAGGTTGTAGCGGCACAAGCAGTAGTAACGCAAGCCGTTACTACTGTAGATTCTGCAATAGCCACTGTGATAGCAACAGCAACTCCATTAATGACAGAGGCCCCAACCACCGTTGCACAAGTAGCCACAGCAATTGCAACAGAAGTTGCCCAATCAGAGACAGCCACAGTTTTAGTTCAATCAGCACAGACAGCAGTAGATACGGCTACTGTAACAGTAGCTGCAGCAAATACTGCGGTGGCAGCAGTAACACCTGCACGGACAGAGGCTCAAACACAATTAACTCAAGCAAATGTAGCAATTAATAACGCTCAAGATGCAGTCAATGCTCTAGCGGCAACCATTGGCACTACCACAAACGTTTTATCTAATGTAGATGACGCTGGTGTTCGAATGAACCTTCCATTTAATTTACAGATGGGCGGAGTCACATACAATAATGTTTACGTTGGGTCTAATGCCACAATTACCTTTGGTGTAAATGAAGGTGGAAACTATTATTCTACTCCGAATGCGCCTTCTATTTCTATAGCAGGATATGACTGGACTACCTGGAGTAATGGATCTGGAATTACATACTCAACAACTACAAACACCCTTAGCGTTGCTTGGGATCTTAGAGTTTATCCTTTGCAAACAGCAGAAACACAAATGACTCAAGTTAGATTTAATGCGGATGTTAACCCTTCAGATGGCGCATGGCAAGCAGATGTAAGCGTGACTGGACCAATACCAAATGGTGCTAGGTTTAATGTAAGGGAGACTACAAATGGTCCCGTAACAAATATTAGTAATACAAGCACTACTACGGGATTTACTGGAACAATTAGTCAAGGCGCTGCATTTACTCCCACCCCTGATCCAGACAATGCAACAGTCTTGGCAGCAATTGATACAGCAAATGCACAAATTGCTACATTAAACTCAGCAGTTACTGCTATTGTTGCAACAAATACAGCAAATACAAATACAGTTATTGCACCAATTGCAACTGTTTCTGAAAATACAATTACATCATTAAATAATGCAAGCACAGACTTAACTAATAAAGTAGCGGCAATTGCAACAGTTTCTGTAGCAGTAGAAAAAGTAACTACAGCACCTACAATAGTGGCAGCAGCTCAAACAGTAATTGATGCAGTTCCTGCACCAGCGCCCTTGCCAGCCCCTGCTCCACCTGCACCAGTTGAACCACCCGTAGTCGTACCACCTGTAGATACAACACCCGTAGTCGTACCACCTGTAGATACAACACCAGTAGTCGTGCCACCTGTAGATACAACACCAGTAACTACCACACCAATTGACACAGAGCCTGTGGAAACAGAACCAATTGACACAGAGCCTGTGGAAACAGAACCAATTGATACAGAGCCTGTGGAAACAGAACCAATTGATACAGAGCCTGTGGAAACAGAACCAATTGACACAGAGCCTGTGGAAACAGAACCAATTGACACAGAGCCTGTGGAAACAGAACCAATTGATACAGAGCCTGTGGAAACAGAACCAACTGATACAGAGCCTGTGGAAACAGAACCAATTGATACAGAGCCTGTGGAAACAGAACCAACTGATACAGAGCCTGTGACGGGATCAGAAGAAGCAGTAGAAGAATCTGTTGATGACGCATTGTCTGATGGCAAAATAGATGCAGAGGAAGCAGAAGATATTTTAAATGAGTTAGCAAGTGATGGTGAAGTAACTGCAGAAGAAGTTCAAAATCTTGCAGATGCTTTATCCGAAGATGGAAAATTAACCAATGCAGAAAAACAATTAGTAGCAGAGGCTCTTGTAGAGTCTATTGCTCCTGGAGAATCTTTAACCAAAGAACAAATACAAGAGGCTGGAATTGAGTATAAAGATTTGCCTGCAGATACCCCTGTTGAAGTTCGTCAAGATGAAAATGGTAACGAAGTTGTTATTACTGCAGAGGTAGCAGCATCTTTAGTATTGCTTGAAAATCCTGCAGAGTTATTATCAACAGCATTTTCAGACCCTGGAGCTGCTCTTCAGGCACTAAGCAATATAGGCGCAGATATGTCAGATGAAGAAAGAGAAGAAGCAACAGATATGGTTGTAGCAACAGTTGTAGCAGCAGGTGCCGCAATTAATGCAGCAGCAGTTGCCACAGGAGGAGCCACAGGAGGTGGCACAGGAGGCGGAGGAAGTTCTGGGGGAGGCTCATCAGGAGCTAATTCACCAGGTTCACGAGGAGGAAGAAAATGGTAAGAATAATAAAGAATATCCTAAAAGATATGGTAGACCAAGCATGGACCCTTCTTGGTATGTTTATTGCTTGGGTAGTTCTGGACGGAAGTGCAAAGACAATTGTAGGTTATGGAATCATGGCAACAACTGCTCTTTGGATAATTACAAGTCCGATCAGAAATAGAAACGAGGAATAAAATGGCAAAAGCGCATATTGAAGAGCCAACACAGGTAGGATCAGGAGCAATTGCAAGCATAAATAATATTTTTATGAGAATAATTGCAGTATTTGCAGCATCAGGATTATCTGTAATTGGAGCAGGTGCAGTAGTAGGAATTGAAACCTACAAAGCAGTTATATTAGCAGGTACTCTTGGCGTCGCCACCGTAGTTGAAAGGCTTGCACGAGGCTTTCTGGATGATGGTAAATTAACTGTAGCCGAAATAAATGCAGCATTTTCAGCAGTAGATAAAAAAGCTGCTAAATAATGCTATAATTATACTATGAATAAATATCGCATTAAATTAGATATAGAGGTAGAAGTAGAAGCCTTTAATACTGAAGATGCAAGCGAATATATTCATGATATATTTAATGTAGATGACGAAATTAAAAAAATTAATGTCGTAAAAATATCACCCATCAATCATTGACAGGACCACTGTACAAAGTGTATACTTATATAGTACAGTGGTTTTGTGCATATTGGTCCATAGCTCAGTTGGTAGAGCGCCAAACTGTTAATTTGGATGTCCCAGGATCGAGACCTGGTGGACCAGCATATGCCCGAATGGTGGAATCGGTATACACGACAGACTTAAAATTTGTTGCTTCACAGCATGTCGGTTCAAGTCCGACTTCGGGTACTAGAAAAGGTAAAGAAATTTGTTACATCTAACGGAGAAAGGTGTTGAGATTTTTATTAAAAGATCTCAAACAAAATCACAAGAATCATTTTGGAACAATTATGACCTTGTGATATGGCAAAAAGATAACGGCGGCTATACATCCACTAACGGAATGTACAGACAAAATGCTTGGGGTAAGTCAGAAAAATTTTCTGTCAACCGTGAAGGAACTTGGAAGCTGCCAAAAAAATATGTCAAGTATTTTAAATAATTTAGGTATAGAAAAAGAAGATCCAAAGTGGTGGGACCTAGCTTTATGTAAAGGTATGGACACTAATTTATTTTTTGATAAATATGAATCCGATATCAACATTGCAAAAAGTATTGATGAAGCTTGTCTATCTTGTCCAGTTATCAAAATATGTCATGATAGCGGAGTAGAAAATTCAGACTATGGAGTCTGGGGAGGCATATTCTTGAATTCAGGATCTACTGACAAATCAAGAAATGCACACAAGACAAAGGACGTCTGGAAAAGAATAAAGGAAAAGCATGTTTATTGATAAGAACAAGGATCATTTTAAGTACGGAGTAAATGAATGGACTGGTGAGCCAAACAAGCCAGTATTCTATACTAAAGAGATGGCTAAAAAGGTTAGAGAGTTAAAGTCTCCTGCACCCAATCTTGAAATGGATATAGTTAAGTACCCAGAGTTCTTGGCTATTAGATTATATGAAAATAATTTTGCACAATACGACGGCTCAATGAGAGTCAGAGTAATAGAGTATATAGAAATGGTAAAGAACATTCTACAGTCATACGGAGTAAGAGTTGAACTTGAAGGAAAGCCAGGGGGTAAGAACAATGGATAAGGTTTTATGCTACTCATGCAATAAGAGCAAGAATGAACTTACAGCAAAGAAATCTACACTGCTAGCTATAAATTTATTGTTATGCAAAACATGTACAGAGAATAAATTTGAGCCTAGATGGATAGTGATATTAGCTGGAAGACAATATGGCGCAGATCATGTAAAAGAATTTATTGCAAAAAAGAAGTATATTGGAGTAGATATAACAGCTTCTGAGTTATTAATTTAACATAGATAATGCGGTATAATATTCATATAATGAATATTTCTCTAACTCAGATATTAATAACTCTGTTTGCTGCATCTATAAGCGGCCTGCTTACCGCACAGATAAATTCTAGGCGATCAAAAAAGGAGAGGGCTGCTCAGGCTGCAGATAAGGCTCACGACCAGCTTTTGCTAGAAATTAAAGACCTTCAGATTAAATTATATAAATTAGAGAAGGATTTGTCTGAATGGAAAGATAAGTATTTTGAGGCTATTCAAGAATTAATTAAGGTAAAATCTGAGCTAGAGGGAACTATGCTTAGATTAACCCATATTGAGATGCACGAAGACGGCCTCGATGACCTCTAGCATTTCGAATTTATAAATAGTATACTGTTAGTATGACCTGTATAGTAGCCATTGCCCAAAACGGTGTCGTTTATATGGGCTCCGATCATGCCGCATCAGATGAGAAAACTGGGTGGATCCTGTCAAGAAAAGAACCAAAAGTTTTTAAAAATGGTCAATACGGAATTGCATTTACAGACTCATTTCGTATGGGGCAGATCCTTCAATACATGTGGACTCCTCCAAAATACACACCAACTAAAACAAACTCTGGCTTAGATAAGTTTATGAGAACTAAGTTTATTGATTCTGTTAAGGCTGCGTTCAAAGATCACGGATACGGAAGCGTTGGATCTTCATCAGAAGAAGACACAGGTGGAATATTTATTGTTGGAATATGCGGAAGACTCTTTACTGTAGATGAAGACTTTCATGTTGGAGAAAACATAGTTAACTACATGGCGGAAGGAAGTGGTGGCCAGATAGCTCTAGGCGCATTGCATGCAACAAAGAAGCAAAGAAACCCTAGACTTAGACTAAAGGCTGCATTAGAAGCAGCAACTGAGTTTAATATGAGCGTAGCAGCACCCTATACATATATTCAAGTTTAGTGTATAATTGATATATGAAGACTGTGATATCAATACTAATTGCGTTTGCTATAATTGCTGCATTTAAGGCTATCAGGTCGAGATACAGTGTTGGAATATACTACATAGATAAGCTTGAAGAAGTTCAAGAACAAATTGCAAGGTCAATGAGACCCTTAGATATTAATGACCTAAAGCCAGAGAACTACGATCACGCTATGGACTTAAGAGGTACACCAACTCACCTATGTCCGTGTGGATGCAACATCTGGAATGTTAAAGTAATCTTTGATGATTTTGAAGTAGCAACCTATTTCCTTGATATGGAATGTGCCAACTGTGGCACAATGGCTACAGCACCAACCCTACTAGATAGAGAGAAAATGGAATGAGAAAATCTAAAAGACTTAAAGATCTTGAGCTTAAGGTAACTCAAATGGAAATGACTCTTGAATTACTTATACTTTCTGTAAACAACTTAATGGAATCACAAGAGATGGTTATAGAAGACAGAGGTACGCTCAATGCGCTTCAATCCAGCCTTGATTCTGGGAAATGGTACCCAAGCCTTAAAGAAACCCCTTGACATCCTGCTATTATTTAGTAGAATAGTCTTATGAATAAAAAACTAATAACTGTATTACTATCACTATCACTCATTGTACCTTTAGCGGTACACACTGCAAGTGCTGCAACACCAGCACCAACAATAGCCATCTTGGACACAGCGATTGATTCATCTTTGCCTGCATTACAGGGTAAGATAGTTCAAGAAGTTTGTATCCTGCAATACGGTCTATGTCCAAATGGCCAATCATTTATGGAAGGTGTAGGAGCGGCAGCAATGTCTGCAAGTACAATTACTATGAATGGCTTTGATCATGGAACACAGATGGCGTCTGTATTTGTGCGAACAAACCCTAATGCAAATATTGTTTTTGTCCGTATTATTGGGGATAAAGCAGGCATTCGTCAGCCAGCAGGTGAGGCAACAGTATACAACGCATTGAATTGGGTAAAGTCTAATGCATCTAAGTATAATATTCAGGCGGTAAGTATGTCACAAGGACATCATAATATTGGACCAGCAGGAACAGATTACTGTCCTAAAACCCCAGTAACAGAGCAGGCGGTCAAGGATTTAATGTCATTGCAAATTCCAGTATTCTTCCCTTCAGGTAATGGAAGAGACTATAAGAGAATCGATTGGCCTGCATGTCTAGATGCCTCAATTTCAGTAGGATATGTTGACCAGCAAAATGAAATTTCTTCTTCAAGTAATAATGATGATTTGAAGCTTGATTTCTTTGCTACAGGATTTTTTACTACTGCTGGCCCAGGAAATGTTTTAAAGAATATTTCAGGCTCATCATCTGCAACACAGGTAATGGCAGCAAATTGGATTGCTTATAAAACGGCAAAACCTTCGTCAACATATGAGCAGATTCTTGATTCATTCAAACAAACTGCATCAAAAACAATTGGGCGACAAGGATCATTTACAAAGCTTGCTAACCTTGGAAAAGCATTATCATATAACTCAAGTGCAGTTTCAGCACCTGTTGTACCATCAGGGCCAACAGCAGCAGAGTTAGCAGCAAAAAAGGCTGCAGCAGATAAAGCAATTGCAGATAAGGCTGCAGCAGACGCTGCATTAGCAGCAAAGGCTACAATTCAAGCACAAGTAAATGCAGCAATTGCTGCAGCAGAGGCACAGTATCAAATTGAATTAAAGGCTGCACAAGATAAGCTTGCTGCAACTAAAGCAACATGGCTGGCAAAACTTAATGGCTGAACTAACAGTAATGGATGAAATTATTGGGGAGGTTGCTGAAGACCTATATAACAAATGGGTTTCAGCAATGCCTGATGAAGAAAAGAATCAACACGCATTTAGCGCAATGTCAAAGAATGCACACGAGACAACACTATTCGTAATTCAAGAATTTATGAATAAGTTTAATGCAGCAGCGGAGGAGCTTAGGGACAAATGATAGTAACAGATGAATCTTTTGATTCTGTACTAAAAAATCATAAGTTAGTTCTTATTGATTTTTGGGCACCTTGGTGCGGACCGTGCAGAAAAGTGTCTCCGATCCTAGATGAGATATCAAATGAGTGCGGGCTCTGGGTTGGAAAGTTAAATGTTGATGAGAATCCTGTCAAAACAGCAGAATACTCAGTAACCACAATCCCCTATATGGTACTATTTAAGGAAGGTCAGCCAGTTAAAAAGATACTTGGTGCTAAGCCTAAGCATGTATTGCTAGAGGAGCTGTCTGAATGGATCTAGAATTTGATTCAGAAGATGCTAATCATTTAGAGTTTGAAATATGGCTTAAGAATGGCTATGATCGGGGATGGATATCAGATGTATTTTGCGATACTCATGATGGTCCACCAATGTCCGATGAAGAAATGGAAGAATGGGATGAAGGCGGAGACCCGTGTTCGTTCCACGTAAAAATACATGAATTACACTAGCGACATTTGATATAGAAAAACGTCTTACATAGTGTGAGACATGTCACAAACTTCTGAGCTCGTAAAAGAGACAGATTAAAATAAGGAGAAATAAATAGAATGAACTCATTCAAGAAAGTATCGCTAATCATCGCTGCAGCCCTGACTAGCACAATGCTTGTATCACCTGCAGCGCAAGCCAATGCTGGAACTGTCACCCTAACAGTGGCGGGAAGTGCAGCAACAGGTGGAACAGTAGTAACAACTCCTGTATCACTACCAGTACCAGCAGATAACAGTGTAGATGCAGCAGATGCATTAAAGATTGCCGTAACAGGCGTAGACACTGGAACAGTAGTAACAGCAGTTGCAGTAAATGCAACACTTGTTCCTGCTCTAGCAGCAACTGGTGCAGCAGTAACAGCATCATCTGGATCCTCAACGCTATCAATAGCAACAGGAACTGGAACATCAGCAGACTTTTATGTATATACTAAAAGTACAGCAGTAGGATCAGTATCGATTACTCGTGCTGGAACTACAACAGTTTATTATGTACAAGGTACCGCAGGTGCTTTGAACTCAATTACACTAACCGCTCCTGCCTCAGCAGCAGCAGGTACATCACAGGTACTTAAGGTATCAGGATACGACGTGTTTGGTAATCTAAAGGGTGGGGCCACAATTAATACTTTGGTTTCAAGCTCTGGAACAGCACTGGCAACAGCGCTAACAACAGACACAGCAACAGCAACACTTGGAACAAAAGAGCAGACAGTAACAGTCCCTGCAACTGGTTCAATCACAGTAGTTGCTTATGCAACAGTAGCAACAGCCGTAACAGGCCTAGCAGCACCAGTCGGTTCTGTAAGCGCTACAATTGTAGTACGTGATATTGCAGCAGAACTTGCAGCAAAGAATGCAGAACTTGCAGCAGCAAACCAAGCACTTGCAACAGCCAATGCAGCACTAGCAGCAGAAAAGGCAGGACGTGCAGCCGATAAGGCAGCATCAGATTCTGCAACAGTTACCGCTAAGGTAGCGTCTGATCTAGCAGCAGCAACAGCAGCAGCAAAATACAAGGCGGAATACAATGCACTTGCAACTAAGTGGAACAAGAAGTTCCCTAAGTTAAAGGTTGCACTAAAGAAGTAAATAACTTCGATTAATGGGGGCAGGATCTTAGGGTCTTGCCCCCTTAATATATAAATGATAGAATGGTAATATGGAAACTAACAAAAGAAGTTTATATAAATCAATTACTTGGCCTGCAGTTCATATCGGATTTGTTGGCACATTAGTCTATTTCTTTGAAAAGGCTATTACTGGCGAAGCCCATTGGGAGTACGCTGGCACATTTGCAATCATATACACAGCATGCGAAATGATTGGATTTTTCTTACACGAAAGAGCATGGTCAAAATTTGGTGGCAAGATTAAATAATGT